AGTCTGACTGATCCGATAACAAACACTCAGTTAAAGACTTATATCGGGTACACGGCAAGCGATCAGGATACATACCTGACATCGCTGATAACTGCCGTCCGTAAGCAGGTCGAGAAAATCACCTCGCTGTCGGCTATTGAGAAAACCTATCAGGTATTTTTCAATGAGTATGACAGTAATGACGGATGGTACACGCTGCCTTATGCTCCTGTTAAATCAATAACCTCGGTACAGTCAAACGGTTCGGACGTTGTTTATGACGAAAGCGGAATGACTGAGGTGAGAATTTACCCTTATTGGTCACCTGATCTTTACGGACTGGATGTTGAGTACGTTGCTTCGGCAAGTGATGAACTTGCAGTAATGACCGAGTGCATTTATGAGATTTGTGCCGCTAACTGGATGAACAAGGCCGGAACTCCTTTTGTGATACCGGCGGGGACTGTTGGAAAAATACGAAGCATAATGATACCAGCAATATGAGAGCAGTATTATCATTCCAGTCAATAACAGCGACAGCTGATGCTTCCGGGGATTATTCCGAGAGTGCCAGTACTGCTGTTAATGTTCCGGGTGACCTGGTAATGCTGCAAGGTTACAAAAAAATGATTTACACGGAATTGATAAATAAAAATGTATATCAGTTCGATTGCTATGATAATTCAGTCTTAACCAATGGGGCAAAAGCTACATGGGGAACAAAGACATTTAATATACATTCTGTCGTTAAGAATTTCGACGGCAGTTTCACAAACAAGGTAACAATAATACTTTACGAGATATGAGTACACCATTTTTTGGAGGGAAAAACGGAGGGAAGAACATAGCTTCCCCATTGACTGACGGGGCATATGATTTTATCATTGTTGAATCCGGGGTCACAATAACGGTGTTTGAGGACTCTGCTGCAACGGATCTTCTGACTGCAAAGAATCTTTCAGGGGTTGTTTTCGCGTCAGAAAGATTACTGAGCAGCGGGACAGGCAAGAAAATTAAGAAACTGACCTTTTCAGGCGGGTTGATCTGGGGTTACACTATAGCATAATATGATAACTATCGAGATACGAGGCGAGAAGGAAGTTATTGATGCTTTAAGAGACTTTAAAGCTGAGAGTGATTTGGCAATAATGAAGGCTTTTAAGAAAGTCGGGTTGCTTATTCAGTCTGCAGCTAAACTGAGGCTCAAGGAGATGAAGCATTATATAACTGGTCGTCTTGCCAGCTCGATACATTCAGAAGTAAAAGAAGGGATTGTCCAGGATAACGGTGAGGTCAGTGCAACAACATTTGATTATAAGGCCGAGGTAAGCGGGGAAATGTTTGATGGCACACTGCACGAAGAAATCGCACCACTGGAATTAATTGTCGGGACAAATGTGGAGTATGCAGAGAAGATCGAAGTTAAGTATGATTCTTACCTTAGATTTGCCGCTGAACTTGGAGATTCGCAACTTCAGAAATATGTCACAGAACAGATAAATGAAGGAGTAAAAAAGGCAAACGAAAAGATGAATGGCAGCCGATAAGGACATAACATACGGACTGATCGACGGGATATTCGATACATTGAATAACAATGTAACCGTAAATGCCGTCACTTATCCAGTTTATAAGACTATCCCAAAATCTCCGGCCTCAACTTATGTTAAGATTGGCGAGGTAATTGGGTCGGAGGATGGTCATAAAGATGGATTCATTTATCGGGGATCTGTCAGCTTAACTGTTGTGGATAATACAATGGTCAAGCAGGGGGATAGAAAATTGGCTCAGTCGGTAATGAATAAAGTAAGGTCGTTATTAAAAACAGGCAAAGGGAGTAATCCTACAATATCCGGGCTGGTTGTTTTTGCAGTCAATGGATTTACAGAGATGGTGGATATGTCAGAGAAAGATAAACCCGAAGTGAGGGAAACAATAGTTTATAATTTTATAATGGAATGATATGGCAGCAATTAGCGGTACACTCGTAGCAGTATTAAGCGGATCAGACAAAGTTCTGTATTCCACTTCAAATACTTTAACAACCGATCAGAATCTCTTTGATACAACAAACAAGGATTCATCGGGATGGGCTTCTCATGGTAATGGGATAAGGAAATGGTCAATATCCGGGGATGGTGTATATGATACAACCGGATCAGGAATTACCCCTGATGAGATCCTTGCAGCAATCATAGCAAGATCGGCTGATACAGTGATTAAGTTCGTCACCAACTCACCGACAAATACAGTTGGATGGACAGGTAACGGAACCTTCCAGACCTGCACTATCACAGGTGCGATGGAAGATAAAGTCACTTACAGTTATACAATCCAGGGTAACGGCGCACTGGCAGCCCTTTAATCTATAGTCATGGCATCAGTAAATGGAACAAACATTCTGCTCTATGCTGATGGGGTGGTAATTGCTTCTCAGAAAGGGATGTCAATGACTATCTCGCAGAATCTTTTTGACATCAGCACAAAGAACTCATCCGGGTGGAGTGAACACTCGAACGGTGTCCGTAATGCAACAGTCAGTTTTGATGCTCTTTGCTCAACAACCGGGATAAGCGCAAAGAAGTTGATGAACTCACTCTTTGCCGGTAGTTCCGATACAATACTTCTGGTTATTACCGGTTTTGATTATCCATTTGTTATGTTGGTTGATCTTCAGAGTTCAACAATAACAGCACCACAAGAAGATGCAACAGCATTATCCGGGCAGTTTGTAGCCAATGGACCGGTTTATTATCTTAACGGGACTAATGCACAACTCGTTAGTTCATGGACAAATACCGATTATGATACATTTACATCATCTGGTTATTTAATTACTTCGGCTATTAATGCTTCGGGAGGTGCTTCGGCATTGTCAAATCATATTAATGTGACCTCCGGGGATGTGTTGCGGGTGTTCGTTTATCTTACATTGACAAGCGGGGAAGCACCAAGTCTTGTTCTTTTGGATAATTCCTCAGTCGAGAAATCGAATAAGGTGGCACTTGTTAATGGTGCCCAAATGATTACCCTGACGGCTACCGGATCGGATGCTTCGATGCATCTGGAGATTATCAATACAGCGGCATCCAATTTTTCAACATCAAATGTTTATTGCTTTAAGATATGATTTTAAAGGTTCCATTCATTAAGTATTTCATTGGGCTTGAACTTATAAAAAGGCGTGAGGTTGAGTTTATTGTCGGCCTCGGTGCATTGGAAATGACCTGTAAGGCTTTTAACAAGAAGCTATACGAAATGGGTGAGTTTACTCAGGATCAGAGTAATAACTATGATTTTCTTGTCGTGCTACTGAATAGCAGTTATGTCATTGCCTGCCAGCAGAGATATAAGAGACCAAAGTATGACGAGAAACAGGCGCGTATATGGCTTGAAAACATGGGTGATGCTGAGAGGCTTATTTATACCGAGGCAATAAAGGATCTTACCGGCATCATTGCCGGTCCGGTTGATGACGGCGTAGAAAAAAAAACTTAAAACTGGATTTTGAGGATATACGTTCTTTCGCTATTGGTGAGTTAGGGTGGTCATTGGATCGCTATAAGTGTTCAACAATATACGAGTTAAATACGGCAATAAAAGGACACTGGCGGACATGGGAAAGGAATACAGCATGGATGACAAGAGAAATCATTTATATGATGATACAGGGCAATCCTCATATAAAGAGTAATGACAAACCACGCAAAGAGCAATTATATTTAAGTATTGATGAGGTGAAGGCTGAGAAGAAACAACTGACCGAGGAACAGATAAAGGATATTGAGAAAGAATTAAAAGAAAGCTTGTCAAAAAATGGGACTTCGTAATCTGATAGTCAGAATAACCGGGGACAAAACCGGACTGGATTCAACTCTGAAGGGAGCCGAAGGGTCATTAAACTCATTCGGGTCAGTCGTTAAAAAAATCGGGGGTTTTATTGGCATAGCTTTTGGAGTAAGCGCCATAAAACGATTTGTTGTCGAGGCAAGCCGGGCGGCCGCTGAAGCTGAAGGCATCGCTAATGCTTTTAAGAAGATAGGTGATACTAAATTTTTATCGCAACTACGGGAGGCGACGTCTGGACAAATTGGTAATACAGGTTTAAAAAGACTTGCTGTTGATGCCGAGCATCTTAATATTCCATTAAAAGACCTTCCATTATACTTGGAGTTTGCAACAAAACGAGCTATAACTACCGGTAAATCTATTAGCGATTTAACTCAATTAATTGTAACAGGTGTAGGTCGTCAGAGTTCGCGTTCATTTATTCAACTCGGTGTATCAGTCGATGAGTTTAATAAGAAAGTGAGAGAAGCTGCCGGTGACAAAAGAGAAGGGATAAAAGCCCTTGTCGAGGATGGGATTAAAAAAATGGGGGACGTTGCTGAAACAACTGCTGAAAAACTTGGTCGTCTCTCAACTTCATGGAGTAATTTCAAAAAAAGTATCGGAGAAAGTGTAAATAAATCTGGTGCTTTTGATAAGATTATAACATGGCTACAGGATATGTCTAATATACTTAATGATCCTAATCTCACAGCATGGCAGAAATTCAGGGCGACTCCAGATAAATATAAAACATATAATGCAGAACAAGATTCAGCAAAAATAGCGCAATCGAACAGACTTAATGTCTTATTTCCGGGACAAGAGAATTTTCTTAAAAATCTATTTGATAAACCGGGTATAACTTCCAATAGTCCGAAATCAGTTGTTAAATCACTTGCAGATTTAAATACTGAACTCGAAGACATGAAAAAGAATCTGCTCGAAATGAATGCGGCAGATGTCGAGGGGATTGCTATTCTTAAAAACAAAATAGATTTACAGCAGCAATATATTGATATGCTTTCCTCCGGTATGATGAGTTCAAAGATACTTGGAGGTGCAACAAAAATATCAGGTGTAGGATATACTGCCCCATCTCGTTTTTCACTTCCTGGATTAAAGGGGAAAGGAGCAAAAGGAAGCGGCGATCTGAAAAGCATGACTACCGACTGGACTGGGGGAATTGAAGATTTACAGGCATCTTTAGTTGATCTTTCAAATACGTTTTCCCGGATGTTTGCAAATGTGAATGGAGGTTTTCAGGGAATGATGGAAGGAGTAATCAAAGGTCTTCAGAGACTTGCACAGGAGCTTGTAGCAAAAGCTGCGATACTGGCGATAATGGGTATATTATTTCCAGAGGCCGGAATTATAGGAGGCGGAATGTTTACTAAGTTCTTATTCCAAGGGATGCCAGGAATTGGAGGAGGAGGGATGAATCTTTCAAGTACACTTTCCGGCAAAGACATTGGTATTTCACTAAGGCGTAATCAGAGATGAGTCATAATCCGAAATACAGAGGTGAATTTAAAGATACTCACGGCATCGAGTGGAGGATTGACCTCAAAAAAGATGCTTATGCCAGTGATC